CCCAAGTATAATGAACGCTGAACAATGTTTACTCGAGGAGACCTCGATGTCCGACTCAGGAGAACTCTACAAGTTCTTAACTAAGCTATGACAAGTTTATATTTTATTCGTTTCTATAAAATGGGTGGGTTTGTACGAACGGGTTTTCCTTCCCGGTCTTTCATCATGCATGGTAGCTTTATCTCGGCATTTATAACTGCATGAACCTTTGTGGGCGCGTCCCAGGAATTACCCAAAGAACGCGCCCACCTTCTTGGCGATCAAAGGGAGAGCGAACTCTCCAATCTTCGTCAAGGCCGTCTTCGCAAGGCCACCAATGGTAGACAACCAATCGATCCGAGGTGGACCAACGGCTCGATCCATTCCAGGATCCTGCCTATCAGGGCGATACGGACGGTTGCGAGCGTTGATGGCGTTAGTCAGAGCCAAGGCGTGTGACGGCCTAGTCTCAGACATCTGCTGCACAAGGGCATGCGCAGCAACAGGCATCCTATTCAGAGTGGCCGTGTTACCGACCATGGCTGAATACGGCTTGATGTGCGGCAATGCCCCGGCAACTCGATCAATGCCCGCATGGATGGTGCGAGGGAGTTCGACCGACGTTTTGTTCGAAACATCAGCGCAAGCCTCAAAGTTGTACGTAACGCGCCACGAGAAGGACTGGCCACTGGTCATGCCCTGCGCGATGGCGCCCAGCATGGGAGCTCCATAAAGGGTGGCCCCCGTTGCCGGCAACTGATTCAACTCGAAGCAAACAGGAACTGATGGAATAGCGAACGCACGAAGAACGACTCCAGTCGCCCAATTGCCCAAAGGGGCTTCGGAGCGCTCGATAAGTCTCTGGGGGGTGGAGACAAGCTGGTTGTAACTGCAACCAGCAATAGCACCATTCCCAGCGAGCTCATTGGGCAGCACCGTGGAAGCGATGAGAATCTTCCCAGACGCCAAATTCTGCGAGGCCGAACTCCAAACTTCCAGCCCCATGGACACGACGCGCATGCGAGTCAAAGTGTTCCAAGCTGGATCGACAACACGACTATTGGTCGGAGTGAAGTTGACGCCCGCAAAGGAACTGGTAGTTGGGAACGACGTGGCAATCGTACCAATCGACGATGAGAAGATGGGAGAGCCCTGCACACCAGCAGCGTAGGACTCATACTGGAAAGCGGGGGCGCCCGTGTTGGCGTTCTCAACCCACCCGGAGGCATCGCAAGAAACCATCGCCACGCCAGCCGCCCCAGCAAAAGCCTCACCCTCGTAAACCGTCTGAAACGTATCCGTCTGCAACACAAAACCTCCCACGATCAGCGGGACCCTACCAGCACCTTCGGACCACGGGTTGGTCACCGACTCAAGGTAGCCGACCAGGGATTCGTCTTGCTTGGTAAAGACGTCGATGAGGTTCTGCTTCGCCGAAAATCCCCCGCCGGAATTGGGTTTGGCCGTGTTGGGACCTAACCCCGTCTGAGGAGTCGCAAAAGCAGCTTTTGGCTGCTTGCTCCTCTTCTTCTTCTTTCCGGAGGACGACGCGGACGCAGACGCTCTCGATTTGGTATCCGCAACGGGGACAAGTGCAAGACTTGACATCACGAAAAGCCTCCGTGTTCAAAGCAAAAGGTGGTGTGTTTCAACCCCCCCCAAACGCGCTTTGCTGGAGTCGTCGACGTGGGTGGGCGGAACCACCCACTCCAGATCAATACCGCCACAAATGAGGCCATCGAAATCGCTCCCTCAGGCAACGAACCAATCCACCTCATCTCTGAGTAGAACTGGTCCAAGTGCGCCCTCTCAAAAGGCTTGCTCATAAGGTTGTACAGTGCTTTACCCCAATTACTGGGCACAGCAACGGCACCACCAACGAACAAGTGGGAGCAAAAATCAAATGATCCTCCATGGGAGAAAGGTTTCCTGTCGGTAACACACATTCCCAGACGTTCGAATTCGGACACCCGGCTATGGACCGAGTGAACGGAGTCATCCCCCATGTAAATCCCCCACACCCTCTCATGTGTTTCGAGGGGCGAGGTGATAAAATTGAGGAGACTCCGCATGTTGGAGTTGTTAAACGCGGTGAGAAGCCTACCGCTGGTCTGCTTAGCCGGTGGGGCGCACATGTCTTTCGGGTCTGGAGTGGGAGAAAACTCAACCTTCCCATCCCGAACTATATATGCACCCTGGGGGCTCCCAAACTTCGCGACATCAAGCGCAAAAGCGGTGCCGTCAGACAGCACGTAAACTTTATTGCGCATGGCATGCTCACAATTCCTAATCATATTCTCCCACAACGCGTCAGCATCAGTGAGAGCGACTAGCAAATCGTCATTCAACTCATGGATTTCCAGGGGGGTGGTGCCATCCCAGCATTTAACGTCATCACTAACGCCACCCTCAACCTCAGTGTGAATAGCAACGCTATGCCATATCACAGCGTTATCGTAATCAGTGGAACCCATGCCAGGTTTAGCCGGCTGAGTCTCCCACCTTTCCAAATTGGCTTGCGCCAGCGGGCCATACAGCACTCGCTCACCCATGATCGACGGGGCAGCTACTCTCACGACCAAGCGGAATCTTCCTTCAACAAACTTCCGTTTGGGATGGGGTTCCTGCTTGATCATGACAGATGATGGCAATGCCAGTCCATTGTCGACCAACTCTTGGGGAGTCATCACCTTGACACTGGAGTGCGGCGTATCACGCCACTTCTTCAACAGGCCAAAAGCGAGAGATCCGAGTTCTATATGTCCCACAGGAGATGCCAAGCATTCACCGAGGTCCCTGTACTTGTATACGAGAGGCACGCCACACCCAGCTTTAAGGTTGTGGTGGGCGAACGCCATCTCATATTCGAGCCGAGTCGCCAAGAAGGCGTCACTCGGCTCATTTGTGTATTTAACACCCACATTGCCACGTGCCACTTGCTGGAGAGCAGAGAGACTTACAACACGTTGTTGCTCATTCTGCGCTCCGCACACGGGGCGGGATTGGTCAAAGAAGACGCTCAAGGCCCGCCTTTCGGCGGTAGCGTCTCGAGGGGGGGTCCGGTATCCGGTGACTGCTGCAATGACGGAATGGCATTCGCTTTCAACAGCTCTTCCAAATGCGCCATGGCCGCGGGCGTCCCAGATGCGACGAACTTCTCCCTCTTGTTCTCCTCTTTCTTGATTTCGAGACCGAGCAGCGACAACGCTTGCTCTTTGCCGCCTTTCCCCCCCGGAAACGTATCGTGCCGCACGCTCGAAATGGTCCTCCTCGTGGCATATAGCCGATCGAGAGTCCTCTTGTCGAAGCCACGTTCCGATATCCTCGGAGGGGGAGGTGCCAACTTCACCTCGACCCCAGGTTGCAGCCCAGTCACACTCGCCTCTACATGTAAGGATGCAGGCAGGCTCTGGTCGGACAACGGGCTCATGCCCTCGGGTCGGAAAGAACTTCCCACACTGGACTGAGGCGCCTGCGCCGCTCGTGAACGGCGCCTCGCTCTCCTTCCATTCTCCGTGGAATTGAGAGAGGGTTGCTCCCTCAACAATCGCACGGGTGTAGGTGGTAACGAAACAGCCTCGAGAGGTCGGGATGAACTCCCGAGGCCCAACCCATTTGGGCGAGCCTCAAAAGCCTCTTCCTTCCCTTTCGGAACGAGACCCTCCTGCAAGACACCTGTAGCGTTCTGAAAACGAACGCGTTTTGGGGTCGACGGGGGGGTCGGCAACGACTTAATGGGAGGGTCTCGCGGAGCGGCCGATCGCGGGATGGGCGGAGGGGCTTGGGAAGGCGCCGCCCGGAGGGCGCGAGAAGGTGCAATACCCTCAGCGCGCCCCTTATACGTAGAAAACTTCCAGGTGCGGTTGTCCGGTTCTTCACCATGGACAATCTCCTCACCCTCGTCGTTCCCCACACGAACGTACTCTTCCATCTCCTCCATCTGCTCCTCGGTCAGTCCGTAGCGTTCTCCGATGGCAGCGAGAAAGTCATCGAGAACCTCCTCAAAGTCAGCGTACCGGTTGAAGCGCGGATCGCCTTGCATCTTCGTGAGCCAAGAATTGATCTCAGCCCTGAGCTCGGCAGAGAGCGACTCCAACGCCAGTCTGGGATCACGAGGATCAACCATTCTACCGGCGGGTCTGGTCAATGGCAACCCAAACAGCGCGACAAACACGGAATGTCCGAGGACTCCGTCGCGCGCGGCAGGGCATTCATCAACTCTCTCATACGAGTAGAATCCGCGGTGCATACCAACCAGCACTGGCGCACCGAAAGCGACCACAAAAAGTGGGCACCCGCAGTCGCCAGGCGTCAGGTCGGACGCAAACTCCCCGAAAGCGGCATCAAGGCTGGAACCTCTAGCATCACCACTCGAAGCAATCGCGTACCACCCACCACCTCGAGCTCGGATGGTGTACGCGGTGGCCGGGCTCCCATTGGCTTTCCCAATCTTGTGACGACGTGCTTGCAACCGGCCGGCCACATTCGAGGGGACAGACACGGCAATAAAGTCCGCTGCCAAATTCATGAGAGCTAACTTCCAACCAGTCATATCCACTGTTTGCGGCTCGACAAGTGCATTGGCGATGAGAGCAGGGGTACCCGAAACTGTTTCCAGTTTCAGGTCCGTTGCCATCTGCGCCGCGACGTGTCGACAAGTTATGAGAAGAGTATGCATCGCACCACTACGCTCAGGGAACACGATCAATGTCCCGCATCCATACTGGCGAAACACTCCGTCTGTTCCTGAGATGCCAATTGGCACGAGGTTGTTCTTCACAAAATCTGGGAGGGCGGCCAATTCCATCACGCGCCCGGATCCGGTTTTTCCTTCCAAATGTAGCCTGCCATCAACAGATTTAAACAGGCGCGGATTAAAACCCCCGGTCTCAGTCCTCAAAAGGTGGCGCGCTTCCCACCCTATCCAGAGTGGCTGCCACGTCCAGACGGCAGGAAGGGGAACCCCCCATTTCCAAACCAACCAGACGCC